AGGTCAAGGCCAAGCTGTTTCTTTCGACGTCCGGCCCTGAGAGCGAGTTGATTCTCGCGGCGGCCAATGCGCAGTTGCTGGCTTTCGTGCACCAACGGCGCCGCCTGGGCTTGGAGGTTTCGGAATCGATTATCCACGCCTCGCTGCACGTTGAGGGCGTGCGCAAGGTCGTGCTGGAGAACTGGGCGGACATCGTCGCCACGAAGTACCAAGCTCCCTACTGCACGGCCGTCGATTTGGCGCTGGGGGTTGAATAATGGCTGACGCGCCCCTTCTCCCAAGCAATTCGACGCCGTTGGAGCGCCAAGCGGCGCAGGCGCTGGCCCAGATCCAGCGTGTGCCGATTCCGTTGCGCACACTGTACAACCCCGACCTTTGCCCGCTGCCGCTTTTGCCCTATCTGGCCTGGGCTTTCTCCGTGGATCGCTGGGACAGCAAGTGGACCGAAGCGGCCAAGCGCGCCGCCATCCGCAGCGCGTACTACATCCATTCGCGCAAGGGCACTATCGGCTCTCTACGCCGTGTCGTTGAACCCCTCGGCTACCTGATTGAAATCATCGAATGGTGGCAGACCGTTCCGGTCGGCCCTCGCGCCACCTTCAAGCTCAAGGTCGGCGTGCTCGACACCGGTATCACCGAAGAGATGTACCAGGAACTCACCTGGTTGATCGACGACGCCAGGCCCCTGACACGCCACCTCACCGGGCTCGCCATCAGCCTGGAAACCACCGGTTCAGTTCATATCGGCGCCTGCATCACTGAGGGCGACGAGATTGATATCTACCCACCCACACAGCGAGACATCGAGATCACGGGCTACATCCACCAGGGCGGCCGTGAACACCAGATCGACACCATGGACATCTACCCATGACAGACCAGAACAGCCAGTTTTTCGCCATCCTCACTGCCATCGGCAAAGCCAAGCAGGCCAACGCGGACGCCCTGGGCATTCCCTGGACATTCGCGCAGATGGGCGTGGGCGATGCCAACGGCACGGAGCCTATGCCCAACGAGCAGCAGACACAGTTGATCAACGAGCGCCGACGAGCCCCGCTGAATCAGCTCAAGGTTGACCCAGCCAACCCAAACATCATCATTGCCGAACAGGTCATCCCCGAGAACGTCGGCGGCTGGTGGATTCGTGAGGTGGGGCTGTACGACGCCGCTGGTGACCTGGTGGCTGTGGCTAACTGCGCACCAAGCTTCAAGCCGTTATTGACCCAGGGCTCAGGCCGCACACAAGTTGTGCGGATGAACCTGATCGTCAGCAACACGGCGAATGTCGAACTGAAGATCGATCCCTCAGTTGTTTTGGCGACACGTCAGTACGTTGATTCAAAGATTCTTGAGGAACTGTACAAGCTCGACAATAAGCAATCGGTGCGCGTAGCCACCACGGCGAACATCGCATTGACCGGGTTGCAGATCGTTGATGGCGTAACGTTGCTTGCAGGGGACCGGGTATTGGTGAAGAACCAGACGGCCGCCAAGGACAATGGGATCTACGTCGCTGGCAGCGCGGCATGGCAGCGTGCTCCGGATGCTGACAGTAATGCCGAAGTGACGTCAGCGATGATTTTGTCAGTCGAGCAAGGCGTCACGCTGGCCGACACCCGCTGGCAGCTGGTCACAGACGGCTCGATCAACGTGGGCACCACTGCGCTGGCATTTCAGAACGTGACGCAAGGATTTGCACCGCTCAATTCTCCCGCCCTGATTGGCACGCCTACGGCGCCGACGGTGGCAGGGACCGATAACAGCACCCAGATCGCTACTTCGGCAGCGGTACGCGCCATCATGGCTCAGTTTGGCCTTGGTTCTACCGCATCCAACTACACAGGGAACATCGACACCCTTGCTCTTAACGGCATTTACATGGTCACCGCCAGCACGACGGGGACTAAACCTCTAACGCCTGGGACCTCGTCGGCGATCCCTAACGGTACGGTTTTCCATATGGAGCGTGGTAGCTCCAACATGGCGACACAATGGTGGGATTCGCTGGTGAGTAACGCCGTCCCGATTACCTGCATGCGGACGCGAAACTCTGCTGGAGCTTGGTCGTCCTGGGAACAGTTCACATCGGTGGAGCGGGTTCGGGCTGTTCTGGATACTTTCGGCCTTGGTGCCGATGCCGCGAAGATCCCGCTGATCACCGATTTTTCAGCAGACATAAAGCCGGGCCTTTACCGTGCGTTCACGCTGGGAAATGCGGGTGCGTCTATTGGCGGGCCGCCGGAAACTAGCGAGGCTTCCGCCACGTCCATGACGGTGCTTGTAGGTGGGGGATACGTAAACCCAGCCTATAAGACTTTTCTGGCGATCATCAACTTCACGGCTAATGGTCCGACGCGTGCCTACATCGGCCACAAGGTAACCGCCGGGGAGCCGCCGGTATGGAACGAAATAGCTCAAACCGTCCACCTACCTTATCGCGCAAAAATATTGTTCAAAACTGCCGGGGTCTACCAGTGGACGGTGCCTGCGAACGTGTGGAAGGTGTTTGTCGAGGTGCGCGGCGGGGGCGGGAGTGGTGCCTTTGGATCCTTGGAAACGGGAGCTGGTGGTGGAGGGGCCGGAGGGTTCTGTACACGCTTGGTACCTGTCACGCCAGGCTCCGTGATAACGGTAACCGTTGGTGCTGGAGGGGGCTCAGTATCGGCGGCGAACACAATGGGAAATCCGGGCGGCACATCTTCATTCGGCCCTCACTGCTCGGCAACTGGTGGCGCAGGCGGGCTGATATCTGGTGGCGCGGGTGGCGGTTACGGCTCTGGTGGTGACTTCAACGGCATGCTGGGTTCTGGTAATCCACCCGTGCGTAATTCGGCAGGTACTGGCGCCAACGGCGGTGCTGGCGGTGGCGGCGAGAGCATTTTCGCAGCCGTGGACACCACTCCGCTTACGCAACCTGGAATGGGTGGGGGCGGCCGCGTCGGATCCCGCTCGCAGGCAGGTGCCGATGGCTGCGTCTTCATAACGTGTTAAGGGGAATCAAATGTTCTGGGCAAGAATTGAAAATGGGACGGTGGCAGAAATCACCGACATTGATCCTGCTGATCGCTTTCATCCTGATCTGATTTGGCAATCCTGCCCCTCGGAAGTCGGGCTAGGATGGATGGTAGAAGACAGTACGTTCACCCCGCCGCAAGCAGGGTCAATGCCTGAGCATTTTGATGCTGAGAGGGTATGGCGCAACTTCGAGTTGCAAGGGACTGAATGGCTAGTCACTCGTCATCGTGATGAACAGGATTTGGGGCGTCCACCGACCCTGACATCAGAGCAATTTTCCGAACTGCTCACCTATCGCCAGGCGCTTCGGGATTGGCCCCAAACGGGAGATTTTCCGAGCGTTGAGTTTCGACCAGTCGCGCCGTCATGGATCGCTGAGCAGAACCAATAGGCCACGCCCCTTTTCCTGTAGCACCCTCTCCTACAACCCGCCGCGCTCGCCCAACCGGCGCGCGCGCGGCAGCCTGTGCACTGTCATCCCAATCACTGCGCAGGCAAACCCATGGCCGACTATCTCCACGGCGTGCGGGTCATCGAACTCAACGACGGCACCCGCCCCATTCGCACCATCCCCACCGCTGTTATCGGCATGGTCTGCACGGCCGACGACGCTGATGCCACCGCTTTCCCATTCGACACACCGGTACTGCTGACCAACGTCCAAACCGCCATCGGCAAAGCCGGCACCACGGGCACCCTGGCGAAGAGTCTTCAGGCCATCGCCGACCAGACCAAGCCCTACACCATCGTCGTGCGGGTGAAGGAAGGTGCCACCGAGGCGGAAACCACCAGCGCCCTAATCGGCACCACCACGGCTGAGGGCAAATACACCGGCATGAAAGCCCTGCTCGCAGCCAAGGCCCGCGTCGGCATGGTGCCGCGCATCCTCGGTGTGCCAGGCCTCGACAGCCTGCCGGTGGCCACCGCCCTGGTCACCATCGCTCAGCAGCTGCGTGCCTTCGCCTATGTCAGCGCTTGGGGCTGCAAAACCAAGGAAGAAGTGGTCGCCTATCGTGACAACTTTGGCGCCCGTGAAGTCATGGTCATCTGGCCGGAGTTCCAGAACTGGAGCACCGTTACCAACGCGACTGTCACCGCCTCGGCCGTGGCCCGGGCTTTGGGTCTGCGCGCCAAGATCGATCAGGACGTGGGCTGGCACAAGACGCTGTCCAACGTCGCGGTCAACGGCGTCACCGGCATCAGCGCCGACGTGTTCTGGGATCTGCA